ACGACTGATTGCACAAAGAATGGACTTAAATTAATGTATAATAAATTAAATTGTACTTATGATAGTAATACAAATAATGGTTATGGAAACGATGATTCAACAAATGGTCTTTATTCAATTGAAAGAACAGATATAAGTAATTTAGGAAAAGTAGGATATATTGATAATAAAAAAAAATTACATGAATATCCAGATAAAATGACAGAATTAGGCGAAACTTATTCATTTATAGGAAATTATGACTCATTTGGTAATGATATAAAACAATTCTATAATACAACAATTCAGAAATGTCAAAATGAATGTAATACAACTAGTAATTGTGGAGGAGTTGTATTTGATAATCAAATTGGTGAATGCTGGATAAAAGATACAAATATTTTTCCAAAAGGACAGCGTATTCCGATGTCAGATGACAGACGGCAATTATATGTGCGAAATAAATCAGTAAAAAATCATTTCTCGTGTCCAAATGAAATAAATTCTGGAACTGCATCAGAATGGGAGTTGCTTTCAGTCGGAGAAAAAATGTCAATGAATAAATTATGCGAATTAGGAGCGATAACCGAAGAAGAACAAATAGATATATATGAAAAAAACGATGAATTGACACAAATGGCATCACAAATGCAAAATAAGTTAAATACGATTAGTAAGGAAAATAATACTATTGAAAATTCATTTGAAGAGAATAGTACTAAATTAAATACGACATTTAATAATTACGAAAAAATTAATAATAAAATAAAAAATAATAATAAAAATTTAGGGAATATGTCAGGAATGGTTCAAGATACAGATTTAAAAATGACAAGTGATAATATGAAATATTACTTATGGACAAGTCTAGCAATTATGATGGCGATTGCAAGTATTCGAATGACCCGAAATTAAACTAATCATTTCTATTTATTTTATATTTCTATTTATTTTATAAAATAAAACAATTATCTAATAATAATATTATTACTATTATATAATATATATATATAATGAGCGGAGATTTAACAACAACTTCATTGACAAATAGTCAAAATGGTTATAAGGATATATTAGACAATATTACCCAACTTCAAGATTTAGAAAAACAATTATATAAGGATTTAGAAATTGGTGCAACAAAAGAAGGGAATGATAATGAACAATTAGATTTAATAAATAGAATAAATGAAGTTTCTAATATCAGAATTTCGTTATTAAAAACATTAAATCAAACTTCTAGCACTTTACAAAACAGCATTGCTACTTCAAGGGTTGATTTGGTCGATCAACTAACATTAATTGGTATAGTTGAAAATCAATTAAATGAAGCAAAGGCAGAGTTAAATAAGTCAGATAATATTAAAAATGAAAAATTACGAATGGTGGAAATCAATACTTATTATGGAAAAAGGTATCAAGCACATACTGAATTAATTAAATTATTAATATACATTTCGAGTCTTATGCTTATTTTAAGTATTTTAATGAAAAAAGAACTTATCCCTGCTAGCATTGGAAAAAGTGGAATGGGAATAGTCATTGCTATTGGTGTATTTTTTTTAGTAAGAAAGTTAATTGATATTTATTTTCGCGATAACATGGATTTTGATCAATATGAATGGTTAGATATACCCACAAAAAATGAACAAACGGTATTTGAATTTGATGAACAACAATTAGGTATAGTAGGTTCTGGAATAGAAGCTGAATTTTCAAATATGGAATCAGATGTTGTTAATTTAGCAGGAAATTTAGGGTTAGGTTGTATAGGTAAAGAATGTTGTTCATCACAGATGACATATGATAAAGAAAAGAAAAAATGCGTTGATAAGGTAGCAACTATGAATAAAAACGAATCATTTCTTAGCGGGTCTTTGACTGGTTCAAATGATTCCGTAATTTTACAACAAGGTTCATCCGTAGTAAAACCATTTGGTCCAGATATTAATTTTGCGTCTATTTAATTTTGCGTCTATTTAATTTTGCGTCTATTTAATTTTGCGTCTATAAATAAAATAAAATAAGAGTGTAATATAATTATAAAAATATATAATTATATTAATGAATACATTATCATCCAATAATAATTTATCAGTTGCTGATATAAAAAATCAGGAAATTATAGATAAGGCGCTGATTAGTGCTGGAATGCCACAAAATAAATTAAATGGGTTGGTTTCAATGATAAAAGATAAACTTATTTGTGATAGTGCTTGTCAAAAAGAACGTACCGAACAGGAACTAAAAGAAAAATTAGATTTAGCACAAAATAATGTTAAGAATGCTCCACAAGAATTAGAAACTGCTGAAAAAAATTATTATTTATTTACAAAAGGTAACACCAAATATGATAACATGGTATTAAACCGCAATATAAAAGGTTCAAAAAAATTTAAGGAAGAAGCAGTCGACAATCATAATGAGCGAATGGAAGAAATAAATATTTTAAAAAAACAGTATGATTCAGATAAAATATATACTCAACGAATGGACGAATTAGTAGAATTAAAATTATATGAAGAAAAAGAATTAAAAGAATCAATTGACGCATATAACGCAAAAGTTTATACAAATGATCGAAAGGTTGATTATGAAAATAAAGATATGGATTGGACTGAAAAAATCAGATACATTTTAAAAATCATATACTATATATTGTTTGTTGTATATTTTGTTATTAGTGATTATTTTCCTGATTCGAAATATAAAAATATTAAAATGTGTGGATTAATCGTAATTTATTTATTATTTCCATATAGCATAGATTGGATTATTAAAAAAGTATTTGAATTATATAATTATATTCATTATATTTTTAGGGGTCCAAAAAATTGAAATGCTTTTCTGGGTAAGAGATATAGTAACCTTTCCAAAGCAACAAAGCAACAAAGCAACAAAGCAACAAAGCAACAAAGCAACAAAGCAACAAAGCAACAAAGCAATAAAGCAAAATGAGCATTGAAACTCAAACATCAAATATTCAAAAAGAACAACTACGTTGTAAACAACCAATTATGGTTCCGCCTATGCGTTATCCATTAGAATGCATTCCTTCATCAGACATGCGAGGAAATTTTCAGCGTTTAACAGCGGTGGGATGTTTTCCGACAGATGAAGCAAAATCTGAGGCGAATGCGTTTTTAGAACGAGTCAGTCATTCTCCGTTGAAAACCTGGACTTTTGGATTCATTCCAGCACCACCGCACAGTGAAATCACAAAGCGTGTTATTGGTAAAAACGGGTATTATTTCAAAATGACAACAACTCTTAGCGAAGTTGGATTCATCTGGCACAACCGTGATACAAACAAGTTCTTGTTCTGGGGACCTTCGCCTTATAACGTTGTGAAAGCAATGAATGCGATTCGCTGGCGCATCCACAAAGTCTACGCTACACCTCCACCACCACCTCCTCGTCTTGATTCTCATTATGAAATAGAAGACATTTCTGATGACGAACAAGAAGAAGAAGAACAAGAATAAGAAGAAGATAACTTAACAAATAACGAAAAGGTAATTCGTGATATTATGAAAATTTACAGTTTAGATAGAAAAGACGCAGAAAAAAAAATCGTTGAGATGGCAAAGAGTGCGGTGGTAAACCATAGTTAAATTAAAAACATTAAAAACATTAAAAATACATTAAAACATTAAAAAATTAAAAACATTAAAAAAAATTAATTAGAATAGGTAGTAAAAAGGTCTGGTAAGTGCCTTTTTTTACATTATTTTTTATAAATAATTTTGTTATTTATAAAATAATTAAATAAATGAATAGTTAAATACATAATTAATTAAAATACATAATTCATTAACATTCATCCAAAGGGTCATTCTCGTCTTCATTATAAATGATAGAAATATTACGCCACCCTTGTTTAAAATCACCATATCGCTTATCCATAAATTCGTATATTTCTTTTCCTGGCGGCATTCCTTTACTGCCATAATTTGTCGAATACCATTCTTTAAATGTCTGTAATAATTCCGTTTTCTTAATTTTTTCACCAGGATTGCTACGGATTTTATCTTTTGCGAATCCTGAGAAATAATCTTGCCTATCGCGATACTGTTCACTGCTTGCCATCACGATTTTACAATCACTTACAATACCTTGTAATTTAAAAGATTTTTCTACTAGAATAGACATGAAAATAGGTGCCCATGTTTTAAATTTTGAATCCAAATTCTTATCAACTGGAAACTGATAAGGAAATTCTTCTTTGGGGAATTTAGGATCTTCATAAGGAACTTCCAGCATTTTAGACATAAAATCAATCATCCGAATACGTCGCCATGTGCCGTCATCACTCGCCATATCATCAAAATCGGTATTAGTACATACAACCAATTTAAATTGAGGAACAAAAGTAATTGTATCTTTAAAAAGTGCCCGTGCCTGAATTGGATCTCCACCAGTAATTTCCTTCATAATACCTTCATTGATTTTATCACCCTTTGAAGGTTCTTGCATAACGGCATAACGAACGGCGTTTAATTGTGCGACCTCAGAAGAAGTGCTACCAATATTATTTCTTTTAGAAGTAATTAATGTAATTGGAACAGTGCCTTTATAACTACCAAGTGAATGAGACATTAATTCTACAAATTTCGATTTTCCGTTACGACCAGAACCTTTATAAATATTAAATGTTTGGTTATGATTTTTTCCAATTAAACAAGACGCAGCATGTTCCCACATATAATTTCGCAATTCTTCAATAGGAAACAATTGCTCCATAAATTCGTTAATTTCAGCAATAACTGATTCACTATTTTTCATAACGGTTTTGTATGGTATATAATCAACATTTGTACATTTTGAAATATAATCATCAGGTTGTCCTTTACGATAACTATTATTTTTAAAATCAACCACATAATTATTGAAGCATAACAGGTATGGATTTTGATCTAATTTTTCAATAAATTCTCTATCATAAAACAATTCTTTTGCTTCTTTCATAATATTATTTTTCCAAGTCGTCTTTTTCAAATAAATAAGAATCAGCGATAAATTTTTTGATTTATCTCTGACTCCTTCATACCCTTCTGTCGTTTGTTCCATTGTTTGTAATAAATTTGCGACTTCTTGCGTTTTATCAAAATAAACTTTATACATCTCACGTGAAATGCGTTGACGCAAAGAAGTACCTTCATCATTTTCAACCCATCGATGTTTATGATTATATTCATACCAGGTAGTATGTTTAATGCTTGCGCAAATAAAATTATCTTTATAGAGATGATATAATACTGACGCAAGGTCAAATTCAGTTAATGTCATTATACTTTGTTCCATAAAATAATCAACAGTATCTTTATGAATTTCATTGTATTTCTCTCTTGCGTCGCGTTTACACCAATACATAATAGAACGATATGTTAATCCATCAGGATTATTAAATTCGAATTTACACCAAGTTTCATATAATTCTGACACACATTTCCAATCAAATTTTCCATCATTGCCTTTTAATGTATCTCGACAATTTTCCTGACAACTAAATTTCAACCAGGTTAAGAACATTTTTGATTTTTCATTACCAATTTTAGTATTTGCCAATGCCCAACCCACCCGAATCCAATTTGAATAACTCCCAGGACCATAATAAGATACTGGCAAACTCATGGTATATTGGTGTGTTTCTTTGATTTTATAATTGCTTGGTCCAACATCTTCAAATAGTCTATCTAACATACCATCTAATACTTCTTCGCTGTTAATTTCATTATACTCACAATCAGTTCCATTCACTTTAAATTTTAATTTCGGTTTTCCTTTCATTAATTTACTATCCGCATTATTTGTATTTGGTTGATGTTTATTTAATGATTCTTTGGTTTTTTCAAATAACTCTTTTACAGATTCTTTAATTTCAAATTCTGGATGTTTATTATATCTAGCCGATAACTTTTCAATATTTTTTTCAGTAGAGAAATTTTTAATTTCATCATTTGATGATTCCCAGCAATCCGATTCTTTGTTATATGAAATAATATAATGATGTTTAATCATATACGCCAAATTACCTGGTTTCCGGGAACCATACATTTGCCAATTCACAAATCCTCTGGTAACACCTTCATCTAATACATCTTCCCAAGTATTAGTAATCGGCAGATCATCCCACATCCCTTTTAGTTCAGGCAATACTTTATTTCGCAATATCACCTGTAATGCTTTATGCATTTTAACTCCAAAAATAACATGAATGCCATCTTTGGTTTTATTATCAGTAATATTCACATCGCTTTTTTCCATAACATAAATATCTATATCAACGCCTTCTTTCACCTCCATTAATTCAGCGATTTTATCTGCGTATAATAAAATCATATCTTGAATATGTTCAGTAGTATGTTGTTTTTTTGTGATATCTCTTTCATAACGCAAATCAATATCAATAAGAACAGGTCCATCTTCAATTAACTGTTTTTCAGTTAAATACTCCATCTTCCCTTTCACAAAAACATGTTGAAAATATTTTTTAATAAAATCACTCCATTCCCCATCTGCGATTTGATATGAACCGCCATATATATTTAATTTTTTATCTCCTATTCGTGTATTTGTAAACCCTGACCCCTTAACTGCTGTATGCGTTTTTAAATAGTCGTCAAAAATCGCATTTTTTGATGACGACATGGTTGTTTGTTATATATAAGTATAGATTTATTTTTATCTCAATTTTTTAATAATTAAAAATTATATAAATTTTATGTCTATTATTTTCTTATCTTTTATAAGTGTATTATTATTAATTAATATTAAGACATAAAAATATCTAAATATTAATAATATATTAACAATAATCATTACTTTATTATTCATTCAATTTATATAAATTTTAATAATTAAATAATTAAATAATTAAATATGGAAAATGTCACTGATAATAGTATAGTTTTGAAAAGAGAAACCATAAAACGGTTATTAAATGATGTAAAAGAAATTATGAAGAACCCATTAACTGATAATGGAATTTATTATTTTCATGATGATACAAATATATTAAAAGGATTTGCCTTGATTATTGGACCATCTAAAACGCCTTATGAAAATGGGTTTTATTTATTTGAAGTAGATTATCCTCCAAATTATCCATATGCTCCTCCTAAATTAAATTATTGCACTAATGATGGATTAACACGGTTTAATCCTAATCTATATAAGAATGGAAAAGTGTGTTTATCGTTATTAAATACCTGGAAAGGTGAGCAATGGACATCCTGTCAATCATTATCTTCTGTTTTGCTTACTTTATGTACAATTTTAAATGAAAATCCATTGATAAATGAACCTGGTATTACAAAGACAAATGAGAATTGTAGTAAATACAATGAAATTATTAAATATAAAAATATCGAAATAGCAATGATATCCATATTAAAGAATGAATTAATTAATGAAAAATTTACGCAATTTATTCCAATTATGAAAGAATATTTTATTAAACATTATAAAGATACAATTCAAACGATCGATGATGAACTAAAAAAACAAAAAAGAGAGAAAATGGGAGAAACAAGGCATATTATTTTATCGGTTTATTATATGGAATCAGTGCTTAATTATAAAAAATTAAAAACAAATTTAACCTCTTTTTATAAAGAATTAACAAATGAAATAAACAAAAATGAAAAATAATTAAAACATAAATGATATAAATATAATTATTTATGTTTTATTAACAAACGCATAATAATAATATTAATATGGCAATAA